CATTTACATCATACGTGAGGAAGCAACGGCAATTGATCACCTCTTCCGGACCCGCGCCCATGCTGATGTCACCAGGCCACTGCAACTTCGAAACACCAACCTCGAATGGCTCGTCATCGTCCACCGTCTGTCCGTCCGCGTCAGCGTGGGTGTCGCGCACGAAAGCGTCACCAAGCGTGTTCCACGTTTTCTTCATCTTCACGCCCACCTGTGTAGCAGCTTGGTGGCTCGCGAAGTTCGCGGCGTTACCGACTTCCGTCCTGGCGATAGTCATACTTCGATTCGGAATGATATCGTCCAAGTACAGGTCATCGATAGCGCGTGCTGTCTCTTCGACAGTATCGCCCTGCTCGGTCGCCTTCGCTAGAATGTCCCTGATCGATTCGCGAGTCGTCTGATTGATACCAGCAACACGAGTCGCGGCGTTCTGCCGAATCCACTCGATCATAGGCTCGCGAAACGGGTCGGGCGCCTTGGCGATCAGCCCGAAGTGAGACGCGGCCCATGGACCATAGCTCGACGCCACGTCCATGACAACCGTCTTGTACGTCTCGGCTAGGTCTCTAACTGAGCCCTTTACAGCCTGGAAGACACGAAGCCTGGACGGCAAAGCCTTCTGCACAGCCTTACGCTGCTCCTCAAAGAAAGACCCGAACGCGTCCGCCGCAGTGTGTTCGAGAATCAGCTTACGCCGATCCACAGTGGACTTGATCACGTCTCGGTCCCATTTTTTTGTACGCAGACCCACCGGGTCACGATCAGACATAAATTTCATCGTAGCCCACAAGACCATGTGTCTTTTACTCACTCGGTAAGCGGTCGGGATCATCGCCAGTTCTCCGAAACCCATGGCCACTTCGAATCGGTTGGACTTACAGCCCCATAGAACAGAACAGCCCGCGTACCTTCAGGCAGAATACCTGTTTTCGCAATCGGCCCGTAGTACGGATAAATTCCGTCCTTCGCGCTGTATGTAGCAACAGGGTGATCCTTCAGCCACGTCGAGATAACCGCCATGTCTGAGCCCGGTAGACACCCGTGGAACTTGGCATCAAATGCTTTGGCGGGCTGGTTTCCATACCGCACCCATATCTCGTGCAGCGCACCGGCGTCCATGAGCAAGATGGACGGATTGAACGGTGGAATGTGCACCGCATTTCGTTGTGGCATTTGATAGATCACTACCGGCTCCGGACGTTCAACCAACGGTGTAATATCATCTGTGAGCACCACGTCCAAGTCCATGTGCAGAAGGCGCTGGCCGATCTCCTGCGCGAAGTCCTTGTTGAACATCAGCAACCGCTTGAAACAATGCAAAGCATTCCGTCCCTGATCCTCGAACCATTCTACGGGCATGAGCATCGTTGACACGCACGGATTGATGCCGTCTGAGTTGTCCGTGATACAGACAAGTCGGTGTTCGACATGTAAGCGGCGTTCGAGCATCCCACTCAGCCGGTTCACGTACTCCGGCCCGTAAGTTGTACCCCACTTCCACGTCAGAACATTTAGCACGGAATGATCCGCCTATCCGCCGGGGTGAATACCGGCACCTGTTTTCTACATTCACAATCAGCACGCATCGTGATGCTTTTGTATTGCTCACCTGCACCACGAGCATAGTGGTACATGTACAACCCTTCGATCAGATATACAGGGCGCCCGACACGTCGTAGCGCGAAGTGCATATTGTGATCAACACAAAGTTGACCATCTACGAACTTTCCAGCTTCGCGCCAAGCAGCTTTGCTTTGACACAGAACGTAGCCGCCAAGGCCGTATTTACCTTGCGCTCCAGTTACATCCGTCAGGTATCGATTCTTCAACCGCTCCGCGCCAATCTTCCGGTGATACATGATGTCATGGTTGTTAGGGTCAACCTCGTTCGCTCGCTGCCACGGACAGTATATGCGATTCGTCACACCAGTGAATGTTCCACGAGGCTCGAAGCTAATAGCAGCCTCAAGCTGCTGATGCCACTCGAACGTCGTGAACATTACATCGTGATCGAGGAAGCACGCCCAACCGTTTTCAGGTAACATGTCCATCACTTCGTTGTACGCGAGTCCAAGGTTCGTGTCCTCGCGAAACGGGATACACGTGTGAATCATCGCCAGTGCTCTTGTACCCACGGATGAAGTTTCGAATCCATGACAGCCTTGTCTCGGTGTCCAACGAACACTATACGCGTACCCTTTGGCACCTCCGGCATGACCTCTCCAGGGTTGAATGTTCGAATAGGTGCCTCTTGTATTTTCTTCTTGAACTCTTGCCACTCGTTAAGCCTCATCCCGGGTGGCCTAATAATAGGCTGTGGCGGCACGGGACCACGAGAACGAAAAAAGTGCCGAGCCTCGCCATAGCAAGATATCAGACCATCAGCGTCAGTCCACTCAGCGATTGACTTGCCGTAGCTGTGTCGAAGGTACCAGTTCAGCATGTCTTGATCACTCGACGCGTGAATTACAGCACGCTTCGCGAAGCCCTCCGGGTCCTTCGAGTATGTCTGCCACAATCCGTCTAACTCACCCGCATTCTGCAACACGATACCGCCCGCATATACACCCGCGTAGCCGACACGCCAACACACAAGCGGCTCGGACCTGGTAATTAGCGGCGTGATATCGTCAACTACGATCACGTCCAGGTCTATAGTCAGGAAACGATCTCCGAAATGCTCAGCGGAACGCGCATCGTACATACGCAACCTTTGCCAGCAATGAGCACTCGATGCCGGTCCTTGCTGCCACAGCGGTTGCACCACACGCACCTTCGAACTCAACCCGGTTGCGTTATCGGTCACACATATAAACTCATGCGGCACGTGTAAGTGACGTTCGATCATGCTTTGAAGACGGTTTACGTATTCCGGGCCGAACACCGTTCCCCACTTCCACGTCACGACATTCACAGTACACACCAGAAGTCGCCGATTGCGAACGTCATCTGATTGTTGATTGTCTTTCGATCACTCGGCTGGTAGTCGTCCTTGTGAAGCAGCCGAAAGTCGAAACTGACACGCGTGAAGTCGCTGTAGTTCTCGACATTGCCGTGTTTCAAATTAGCACCATCGAACACGAGCACTTCCCCTACTTTCGGAATCCACGGTACCAGACAAGATTCTAGCTCGCTATTCTCGATCCACACCGTATTCGCTTCGTTTGTTGGTGTTAAAGGAAGCCAAAAGTTGATCTCTTTTGGCGAGTGGTTGTAGTCGCGATCTCGATGAACCTCACCCACCGCTACGTTGCCTGGCACACTTACACGAAATGTCGGGACGCGCTGATACAGATACGGCTCTGTATCACGAGGATACGCACGCGCATCACCATACACATATGACCAGTTACTATCGATGGCCGGCGCCGCGATCATTCTCACGAACTCACGGTACATATTCTGAAACATGCCTGTGCGTGCGAATTCGTAGAATGTCTTATGAAACTCTGTGTTTTGATCTGTGGCGCGGGTGACCTTCTCGAACTCCTGCTGCCCTTTGTGCAGGATGGATAGGTCGCGACCGAGTAGATGACGAACGCACGTAGCGAACGGGTATCGCTCGCGGTTATACCGCTCAACAAAGGGAGACCAGTTTACACGCGCTCCCATGGCAATCTCATAGATTGAGAGTCGGCTTGAGGACAGCGTAGATCGAGAATTCATCGCTCAGAAACTCATCATACGCGTCCACGAACTTCACATGCGCGGGATACTGCCATGTCGGCGAACCTTGTGCGCTGAAGTCACCGGATTTCGTCACGTACTTTGCTTCACCGATGTTCGTAGTTGGCGTGAGCGTAAACGGTGAGTTTGGATTGCCGTCTACTTCAAGAGTCACGGTCGCGTACGTAATGTCCAGAGGCAGACCGTACAACTTGATTTCGAATGTGAGAGTGACACCGAATTCGTCCTGAAACAACTGAGTGGGAACAGGAGAGACTGCAACGGCTAGCATAGGTTGTAGAGGAGTCCCTCCTAACGCACGGGGTATACTCCTATTGTACCACTTGAACTTCAGACACCTAGGAACTGCTTGACTTTGCTGGGAAGATACGGAGCAACGGCCAGGCCAGTCGCGACGCCCAACCCGAACACGAGCACGAGCATGGTATAGAGCCCTCTCGACAACGCGAACCACATTGTGACGCAATCGATCACGGGTGAGCCTTTGTCGCCGCGACCTTCTTTGCCTCTTTGCGCTCTTTGTCGTCAAATGGCCACACAAAGAAACCGTAGCCAGGAGCCGGATGCCAGTGATCGCCGGCATGCACCCAGCCGTTGCTCTCAGTGTACGCCTCGCGCATACTCCGATTGTAGTGCTCTTCGTTCTCTTTGTTCACAGTCCGAGAACAGAAGTCGGCGCCCAAGTCTTTCGCTTTGGCAATCAGATCGGCCATGATCTTGTGCCAGTAGCCGCGACGACGGAACTGCGGAAACACACCACATGACAGGAATGCTTCGGTGTCTCGGGCATCGCGCAAGTTCATTTCTAGAATGCCGAAACCTACAAGTGCGAGCGGCTCGACATTTGCTGGACTTGCTTCTCCTGTCTTCATGGCGAGCGTATCGTAGTACGCGTAGATTCTCTCGTTTTGTCGTAGAACTTCAGGAGCATGCGCCCACCCAAACGAGTTGTTCATCTCGTCGGGTGTACCTGTTTCGTAGAACTCGCCGAGCATCTTCACGGCTTGTTGCGCGGTTAGTCGCTTAGCTTTCATTTGACCCTCACGAAGGTTGTACGTTTCGGTAGCTCTTTGAGTGTTGCCGCTCCAACGTACGTGCACGCTGATCGAAGCCCGCCGAGGATAGTCTTCACAGTGTCCTTGATATCTCCCCTGAACGGAACCTCGACCACCTTGCCCTCAGCCGCTCGGTATTCGGCGACGCCGCCGACATACTTCTCCATGGCGTCAGCCGACGACATGCCGTAATACTTAACCTTGTCGCCCTCTCGCCAGTCAGACCGAACGATGTTCTCGGTGTGTCCTGCCAGCATACCACCGAGCATAACGAAGTCGGCGCCGGCCGCGAAGGCTTTCACTATGTCGCCTGATGTCTTGCATCCGCCGTCAGCGCAAATCAGTCCACGCAGACCGTGAGCGGCATCAGCACACTCGATGATCGCTGACAATTGCGGATAGCCTACGCCGGTTACTTCAGTGGTCAGACACGCTGAGCCCGGACCTACGCCAACCTTGACTATGTCAGCGCCAGCGAGCAAGAGGGCTTCGGTCATGTCCGCTGTCGCCACGTTCCCCGCCATGATCGTCAGGTCAGGAAACTCGTGGCGGACAGCCTGAACAGACTGGACAAAAGCCTCCGTGTATCCGTTAGCTACGTCCAGGCAGATATTCTGCACACCAAGCCAGGGTGATACAGCATCAAGCCCGAACGTTTGAAACGAAAATGTACTCCACACCTTGAAGCACTCCTCGAACTTGGTGTACTTGTGGAGCGCTGTGAACATCCCGATTTGTTGCAACGCTTCGGCTACGCGCGGTGTGCCGACCGTGTCCATGTTCGATGCGATAATCGGGATACCCGTGATGATGTTGGCGTTGTGCAACGTCTTAAACGTACGAGTCAGGTCAACCTCGGCGCGGGAGTGTAGTGCTGATCGCTTCGGCCGGATTACCACGTCATCGAAATTGATCTTGCGCTCGAACTCAATTCTCACTTCATTTCCTTTAGCTCGCGAATGCGAACGTTGGGCAAGTGCCGTCTGGCTTGTGCCGTCGCACGGCGGTCTCGGACTACGGATAGCGTGAGATTCTGACCCTTGACACGAAAACGATAGTCATGAGTCAGCCCACAATCACAGCATCGAATACTTAGAATCGTGCTACGCCAATTCAGCGTAACCGGCTGACCATCGAACAATGTCGGTCTAGGTCTCTTCATCACTTGAGCACTGTCGAGAAGAGCGCCGACACGTTCGCCACGATACCACTGACCTCGTCTTCGAACACGTCGAACGACTCCCTGTACTCTTTCTCGATCTCAGCGATCTTTGCGAACGCTTCGGCGAATGACGGTACGATCACAGTCGAATGATACTTCAGCCACGGACTGATGACCGTATCGGGCCGCGCTACGACGATGACAGGTCGGCCAATCGAGGTGGCGTAAAACACTTCCATGCTCGTGCCAACGCTGGGCTTGTCGTAGTTCACAAGCATGATGTCCGACTCCGCGATATCCGCCTTGTCACCCTCGACAATCTCGGCGTCGATACCAGGCTCGTTCTCGCGGCCACGATAGTCGTTGCGCATCGGGTCCAAGTAGCTGTACTGCGGATACGCCGTCTTCACGTATTCGCGCCAGTCTTTCGCTTGCTCGTCAGTGCAACCGTTGATGGCCCCTGCCAGGTAGACAATCAGCTTTTCCATGTTAACGTTGTGCTCCAATTGGACGTGGACCTTCGGCCTGTCGAGTACGGACACCGCACTGCTCCATCGCCGCCACTCCAAGCGCCGCCACCTTGCGGATCGTGTGAAGCGCGAACTCTGAGGCACCCGGCTCGGCTTGCCGACACATGACGTTGATGGCCTCTTCGCAGTAGTTTTTCATGTACGTGAGCCATTCCAGAGGATTTTCATGCTGACCGGCCGTTGTTGCGGCCTCGGGGGTCCACTTGCTGTCCTGGTATTCACGCTCGCCATCGATAGCGTTGTACACTTCAGACCTGGCCGCTTTACGTACAGTCAACCTCCCGCTCATGTAAACAGCCTCCCCGTTCGCTTTTTGAGGATTTCGATCTCCCGCTGCCGACGCACTTCCCACGTAGCTTTCCGCTGCTCCATCTCAGCATCGGTGTACGCCGGAGGTTCGAGATTCGCTCGCCGCAAATCTCTTGAGCCCATAAACGTCGCACGCTCCAGCCGTTCTAGAGCCCGTTCCTGCCGCGCCCGCTTCCGTGCGCCGCTCGTCATCTTCATTTGCTTGTTTGTTCCTTATCCTTGTCGTATCCGTCGTACTTCCAGTAAGGACCAAGGAAGTGCTTCTCAGCCGATGGTCCTGACTCGTACGGTTCAATGGTTTCGTACTCAACTGTGGACGCGTCCACACAGCCGATAGCCGGCTCCCCGTCA